TCTGAGTGTTCCTATTACAGAAACATTGCATTACCCAAGGTGCGTTTACCTTTCCACATCTAGGGCATATCCATCCTTCTTGTGCCATATTGTATTTAACTTTACTTATTATTTATCCTTATTTAATTTAAACTGCTTTGATAAGAATGAATCATTCTTTATCAAGTTGATAATTTCTTCTTCTGTATGAATGCCTTTCCAAAATAGTTCGGTATGTGAGCCACCTCTTTCATCATCTACAGAGAACGGAACACCATAATTAGTATAAACCTCTCCGTGATGCTTGATGAGATGGCGACCAGGATTCTTTCGGATATTATTTGTCCAAGTTTCATTATCGCATTCGCACCACATTCCATATTCTGCCGAGGTCAGAACTTTGTCGATGCCGATAGGATAATGACCGGAACACCCATTTGTTCCAAAGTAAATAATCTCTGCCATATTCTCTTCTTTTTACCCTCTCCTTATTGCAAAAGAGGGTGGTTGATTACTTAGATGGCTCAGTATATGATACTGGTTCCCATACATCGTAAGCTGTCAGCAAAACTGGAGCGATAACAGATGGGGCAAAGATGATAGATGCTACAACATCTGGAGCATTCAACTCGTAGTTAACACCTTCTACTTTGTTTTCCTTACTAGCCCAGCCATAAGGCTTTGCTGTAATCGTAGAGCCATCTTTCTTTTTAAAAGTCTTCTCGCTAGAGCAAGAAGCGAACAAACTTGCAACGACTAAGCCTGCCAAAATAATCTTTTTCATATTACTATTTATTTATATCCTTTGCAGGATGGTTAATCAATCTTCTTGATACTTTCTCTATTGTAGCCGTTTAGTACAAATTCTCTGTTTGAACGAGTACCATCCTTCTTAGCAGGGTTTACTCTTATCTCAACAAGTCCAGTACTTCCGTTAGGTCTGATGCTCGAAATCCAACAAACATCACATCTAATACAGCTTATCTTATCATCAACTTTGTATGGAAGACTTTCAATATACTTTTCCACGTCTTTACAAATCTGACTCTTTGCCTTACTGATGATGTCTTTCTGTATTTGCACCTTTGCTTCTAATTCTTCTTTTGTCATATCTTTTAAATTTATGCCCGAAGGCGTTATAAACTAATGTAAAAAAATATTTTTATCACCTAAATCTTTTAATGCTATATCCTTACACTTTTGGCAAAGAAATTTGTTTCCCATGCCTTTGTCAAAACACGCTAAAGAAATAAAATCTTCTGGTTGGAATTTGTGTCTACAGCAAAAGCAAGTCTTTTGTACTGACAGATTAGAACTCTCTCTCAACTCTTTAAAATGAGCAAACGTTCCAAATAAGTGTCCTTTTTCACACCCTACCGCTTTGTAGACTTTCTTAGTTATTTTTACTACCTCCATACACCTACACCTCCATTTCTGAATTAAGTCCTAGACCGAAGAGAAGGTGTTGCAAGTCATGCACGTATGAAATATCCCCAAGATAAAAATCATCTTGGCATACGTCATAGCTATCAGATGGAGCAATATTGTTATAGACTTCTAATTCAATACAGCCTGCTTTCCTTTCTGCTGGGAACGCACGAAAGTATAGCTTATCATTGATGCTATAATCATAGTCTATATCATTTGTTTCCCATTTATTCTTACATAGAATTTTCTGAGTAATAGGAATCGGAACAATATCCTTAACCCAAGCACAGCAGTCACATAAGAGATAGCCTTTCTCTCCAAATTCCGCACCTTCGATGTTCTCTAAGCGGACAACACCTTTAAGAACCGTTCCGTCGTCCAACTCCAAAGTCTTTGATGGGTCTGATGATGTTACTCGGTAAACAACATCTTTGGCAGTACCTAGCGGTACTCCGTTTGTCATTACCAAATCTCCTGGAATATATTCTAACTTATCCATACGCTTTACTTTTTATTATCCATCATAAGAGCCATTTCACACACCTTGTGACACATTTGAATAACATCCGATATGCCTCTAGTGCTCCAATTATAGTACATTTTTCCGTGGTCTTCGGTTATTACTACAACCTGTCTGTCACGGAGGATTCGCCATATCATTTTCAACTTATGTTTCATACGCTTTATTTTTTACGATGATTAAACTTATCACAACACCAAGTAAATTGACAAACCCAGCACTTTAATCCATCACATTTCTCGTTATGTAATTTATACTTATCCATACACTTTACTTATTAAAACGCAATTCTAAAATCCTTACCTTTCAAAGTAGGTCTCTTTTGGAGGACGTACCTCTCTAATTCATCAAAATCTATTGGGAAGAGCGCACAATATTTATACTTTAATGTGCAGATGAATCTTCCGTCGAGCATAACATCAAATACAAATGTTTTCATTGATTGCCTCCTTCCTCTGAGAATAAATCATCAATATAGAGCCACCCGTCTATAGGCATTTTCTCAACAAATCCTTTCCAAGACTTGAATTCTTTGACTTGGGCTAATGAATAATAGTTACCTACACTATAGTGCAGCAATATCCATTCATCATATCCTTTTGGCTCATCGCTAGCTGGATGCCACAAGTCCTTCAAGAACTCATTGATAGCCCACTTAGCACCTAGCCCAATAGCTTCTTTGATGTCCTCTTTGTAGAACATTTCTTCCTTAGCATCATTATCGAAGACTACTTCTTCGCCATTTAACAGGAATCTATCTTCATAGATTTCTTCCTTTGCAGCTTCTATTTTCTTATCGTCTATCATAATCTACCCTTTCTTTTTCTAAGTTCTAACATCCTCCTAGTTCTACGGTTTTCCTTGCCACTAGGAGGATTACCAGCGAGTTTAAAATGTGGAATGCAATCATAATCTCTATAGATATGAGCTTCATTGATTGCATTGATTTCTTCAATAGTCAAGGCTTCTTTAAGTGATACACCAGTTGGTGTTACAATTATCTTTGCTTCGTCTCTAATCATTGCTCACCTCCTTCCCAATCATCAGTCGTTCCTAGTAGATGTGCTGTCTCTTTGTTGTAAGGAATACAATACTTACGACTAAATCCGATACAACAAAAAGGATATTGTGATTCTTCTTTATAATGAGAAAAGAGTTCAGCTTCCCATACAGCATCTTTCTCATTTCGCCCCAACACTTTATCGAATGGCTTAAACTCACACTTTGGCTTTAAATCCACAATCTGTTTCTTCTCAGCATCCCAAGCCTTGCCTTCCTTTTCGAGAGCGTCAAAGAGAATTATTTGTTGAGTCTCTGTGATAGGCTGTATATGCTTGTCTTCAAATGATAACCAATCTTCAAATTCCAAGGTGCTCATATCATTTAATACATAATATTCCAGCTTCTTAGATAAATAGTCTATACTTTTGACTATACCATAAGTAAGATACCCCATACCCGAGATACAAACAATGTCCCCATCCTTAAACTCTGGCTGGGTTTTCTCAATCTCCAAGGTTTCACGATTGAGTTTACTACCCAATTTTTCTTCGATGGTGTTGATGTAGGTCTGAGCTTCTTCTTTGTTTGCTTTGTTGAAATCAGAAGTTAGTAATCGTTCTTTTTCATAGAACTGTTCTGTATCATTATTCTCTTTCCAAAGATAATATTTCCCTACGAAAGAGCAATATGTACCATCGACAAATCTTTCAAATATAATATGTACATCCCCATCTTTATTAACCAAGACATCGCCTTTCTTCCATGCGAACTTAGACCAATCACGCATTTCCTTTGAAGGGAATAATAACGGCTCTGATCCATCGTAATCATAGAATCTGCCACTACTTAAGAATAGTGATGTTCCTCCATGATGTTCCACAGCTATATAATCGCCACTTACATGCGAAAAAAATACTTCACTAAACAAAGGAGAATATAGCTTCGTATTTACTGGCTTATCCTTTAGGATTTTCACTATATTAATCTCAGTTTCCATAACTAAACCAATTTTTGCGTTAAACAATACTGGTAGTAACTCATACTACCAACGTTTTTTGATATTTTTGGCAACTCCCCTTCATAAGGAGTGACTTTCAAGCCATCAATGAAATCAGCATTCTCGGTATATACTTCTGTGCCATACTCATTCATATAAACTTTCTGTGCTGATGTAGAATGGCTTTCAGCTCTCAGCTTACCGAGTGAACGCCAAACCTGCTTGCGATGAATAAACAATCCATGCAAAGGAATAGTTCTTACTTCTACTTTTGCTCCCATAACCATTAGCTTGCTTTATATAGATTGAACCATACCTTGTTGCTCTGCTTATCCTTATAAACATTACCTTCAAGGTCAAAATAAACACGCCTCTTTTGATTGAACTTCTTCATCACTGGCTGATTATCTTTGTATGTCGTTACATCATACTCAACCAATGAAGAACCACGTTCATTCTTTGTTGGAGGATAACCTGATTCTCGTATGAAACGTACCTCAAACTCTTTATTTCCAATTTCAAAATTTGCTGTAGCCATAACCTTTATTTTATACTTTATACATTTATTCTCTATCTAAATAAAACGGGGAATATCGCAATATTCTCATTTCTCTTCTTATGTTAATCTCAGCTAAACGAGCAGCTTTATAAAGCTTAATATATGGCTTATCTTTAAGATATTGAATAAATTCAACAACAGAATATTCTTTCTTTTCCATAATCTAAACCATTTAAAGATGATAATAACTATTTGATACCCTTGCGCCCAAATCGAAGCAGCCCACGGCATCCGGCTTTAAGAAGCGTTTCTCTAACTTCTCCAAAGCCTCTTTATACTTCTGCTCCATGTGCTTGCAATGAAGTCTCTGAGCTAATTTAAGTTGCTCTACAACACCCTTGCGAGCAACTCTATATTGTTTATCGGACATCATATCCTTATCCGTTTACATAGTTGATTACATGCTCTTGACCTTGCTCATGCAAATTATCAAAAGCGTCTTCTATAACTTTGGCTGTCTGATCGCCATTAAGGTTCTTCAGCATTTCGCCAACAACTTTTACCTGATGTTCTATAGGTAAAGAACAGAACTCTTCAACAAGGAAGCTTTTCTGATAATTGTAAGACATATCGTGAAATAAGTCTGATAAATCTACGTTTGCTTTATATACTGACATAATCTTAATCGAAAATATGATGGTTCAACTTTCTTTTTCTGAGGTTTCTCTTAATCACTTCCATATCCTTGTGGTCGTTAGTGTGGTCCGCAAGAAGCTTGATGATTTCATAGATGTCATTTGCGTTATCCTCCAGGTTGGCGCAAATATTCTCGTCACCGAAGAAACTCTTATTAAAGGGTTTCAAATGGAAGTAGTACTTTTTGGCTGCATCCTGCATCTGAGTGTAGTGCATCTTCTGCTCTTGCTTGTAGCGAACGCTTAACAGCCTAAACATGCCCTGTTCATCCTTGATGAGCTGATCTAATACATCTGTTACCATTGCAATCAAACAGCCATTGACCTGCAGGCGTTGAATAATCTTTTCCTGCTTCAAGCCAGATGTTACGCCAAGCTCTGAGAGTGTAACCTTCAAATCGTTTACTGTAACTTTCTCTTTTTCCATTGTCTTACTTTTTAATTATCAAACCATAAACCTGTATATCTCCATTCCCATTGATGGCAAGTGTCATTAGGCTTCTTGCCTTCACAATAGCATATATCGGAAGATATGCAATTACTACATACATGTTTCATATCTTTTGTTAAGTCAATGTGAAATCGTTCAGTTCTTCGTAGACAACTTTAAGCCATCCTTTCATGTATATCATGGCATTCAATGCACCATATTCTTTTCTACGTTGTTTTGCTTTGTAAAGCATAGCTTCAATTGAAGCTACTTCGGATTTAAACGTTTCTTCGTATTTCATTGCTCTATATATTGTGGAGTGATGGTTAGTCACCCCATTACCTTTATGCTACGTCTTGAATCCATTCTTTGAGAATTGTACCATCTTCATTGAAGATATCAAGCTCTACTCCGTCATACAAAACTTTCTTGCCTTCGTCTAAAGCATTCTCGAAATCCAAATCTAAGATGTGCTTTACGTCGCTGAATGTTTCTTGTTTTTGACTGAGTGGCTGATTTTCAAAAACAACATCTTCGTATGTGTTATCTTTGAACTTTGTTGCCTTAATAACGTACTTTACCTTTTTCATTGCTCTTATCATTTAATTGTTAAACTTATTTGTTGTTTAATTAACTGATGCAAAGATACAAAGAAATTTTGGATTGACCAAACGTTACTTTCTTTAATCGCTTTTTAGCAACTTTATTTAACTTTTAAACCGCATAACTATCTGTAATTCAGATTGTTTTCTGCATAATGAATGCGTTGCCTTACCAAAACTTCCCCTACATCTTCAAGGCTGATTTCTCCTTTCTCGATTCGAGGATTCTCGCAGATTTTATAGATAACGGTGTCATCTATGCAGATAACAGGATATGGAGCCCCATCATCATTAGGACGATCTGAGAGGCAGACATGGCGAGCTGCTTCATTAATACGCTTCTCGAAATCTTTCTGTGATTTCAGTTTCTTTCTCTCCTGTTGTAATGATTGGTCGCCAAGAATTTCAGCCTTGAACCAATCTGTAACGTCTTGTAACATCTTCATTGCTCTTTTGTTTAAGATTATATACTAGTGTCTTTTACCCCACTTGATAGCGTTGTAAATGGCGTTTCTAAACATTCTTCTTTCCTCATCATTTTCAAGGAAGGTTGCTAATCTAGCTTGCTTTGTAGCAAACAAGAAATCTTTGTCTTCTTTAATTTCCATATCTACTTTCTTAATGATTTACCTGTGAAAGGAACAAACTTAGTGATGGCTTTTAACCTATCTATAGTTCGTTCTCCATATTTTGCTTCGAGTTCGTTTGCAGTTAAGTTTGTGGTAATGATGAGAAGCTTTCCCTTTTGCTCTGCTGCATCACATAACTCAGAGAATGCGCATCTAACATTGCCAAAAATCTTCGCAAGCTCTTCTGTACCAACATCATCAATACAGATGATGTGAAGTTTTAGAATCTCGTCAATCTTTGTATTCAACTCCTGGGCTGTAAAGATATTGACGAGTTTTCTGCAAGAGTCTTGGAGTAAGAGCGGTAGAATATGCTTTGCTATTAGAGTCTTTCCGAGACCGCACCCACCTGTAATAAGAAGTCCCCTGCCTTCGTTGTCAGACATCCAATCAACAATAGGGCGATAATTCTTCTCCATCCATTTTGCATGGGATTCCTTGCCAAAGGTGTATCTTTTGACAAAATAGTCTAGACCTCCTCGTAGCCTTTGTTCGGCATTAGGAATCCTTATTCTCACCTTATCAGCGAGAAACAAGGCTTCTCCTTTTTCGAACCTTTGAATAATTTGATTGAAATCTACATTCATAATTACCATCCTCCTTCGTTATAATCTTTGTTTTCCGAATTATGTAGAGCTGTGCCAGATTGCTTTGCTCCGAAGTCTTTATTTCGTCTTGCCCAATTCTGTAGCCTTAGATTTAAATCCCATGTTTTCTCAGTCTCGCACCTCATCCTTGTTTTGGATTTATTAGTCTCTGACCAATAGTCATAGAACTTTCTGATCATATCCTTGCCATAAGTTGCAACATAAGGAACTAGCTCTTGATAAAATTTCTCCTTCCGCTTTTCTGTTGCTGTCGCAATCTCTTCTTTTGTTTTCTTTGGCTTATCTTCCTTAGGTGCTTCTACTAGTTTAGTATCTTCATTCTTTAGCTCATCTTTAGGCTTATTGACCTCAGCTTCAAAATATTCATCATAATTGCAGATAGTGATGATGGAATATAATCTTTCCGTATTCACTTCTATTAGCTGCATTTTTATTAGCTTTGACAAACAGGTTCTAACCACTTGTTTTCCTGCACCTATAGTAGTGCTGAGTTTTCCAAGACTAGTCAAAAACTGTCCTCTATGCTCGACTATCCCATCATGCTTTACTTCTTTCTCTTTTGCATTGTTGAGCAAGTATAGAAAGAGGGAAAGCATTTCGGGTTTATCGAACCAATCCCAATCAAACATGCTGCGAGGAAGTCTTATCCAATCTGCCATAGTTGTACAATAAAACCTCAACTTTCTTGTTTAGCTGCTTACGCAGGTGGAACCCAAACAATACTTATTGAGGTCTGAATATTTTTTATCCGAAAGTTCCACGTTTCAGAGATTTAATTTCTTCGGTGCAAAGATAATAAATTATTTATTGATTAAATAATATTGCTGCAAATATTATCAAATATTAACTTTGATGCCTTTGAGACTGCTAAGTTTCTTAACCTCAGTCGTATAGTGAACAATCATATCTTCTAGTTCGCTATTTGTGAAATGACATGTAGAATGCGCCTTCACGTTTAGCAAATCAAATCTTTGCTGCCCTATTTTTTGAATGAGGTTGCGTTGGTAGCCTATGAGGTGGTCCGCAGAGAAACGATTGCAGTATTTACATTCAGCATGGCAGTTATCTTCATTGAATCTAGTTGCCATGTGGCGGCGACTATGGAAGTGACCGCAGTCCACATCTTCAAAGCTCTTTATCTGCCCGCAGGATATACACCGAACATAACCATTATCCATAACATCACGCAAGCGGATATAAAGAGAGAATATTCGATCGAGCTTTTTAACCAAGTTAGGTTTGCTCTTAGAAGTAGTCTTTTTTACCTCTTTTTTTTCGGCTTGAGCCGCTTTTGGCTTGCGGTTGAAATAGTATTTATTCATAACCATAGGACTCTTTAATACAGCTTATTTCCGTGATGGTATTCTCTGCTTTCGTTATAACGCATCTTCAAGTTGATGTGCTGAACGAGGTCGATTCCAAGTGCTTCTGCCCATTCAAAAACGGAGGAAAGAATACTTTTATATAAGACACAGAACATTTCTGCCTTTACACTTATAGATGAGTTAAGGTTGCACGAAACGATAGTTCTAGTAACCATGATGGCATTTTCGGTAAAACTATGCTCTTTAGCATACTTAACCTCAGAGTCAAATGTGGAAAATCCGTCCTTTGCCTCAACATCACAAACACCCATCAAATCAAAAACACGAATACAAATATCTGCCAACTCGCTTTCTACTTTTCCCTCGATGGTATCAGAGTAGTATTTATTGAACAAACTGCCACCATGGTCGTTGGCAAGTACGGTTTTAAGACCTTCTTTGTCAAGGTCGTCCATATAGTTTCCTTTGCGGTCAGCTTGTACGGCTTCTGCTACTTCTGTGCAGACCATCATCAACCAATGCGCATTAGACTTTTCTTCTTCATGCCATCCATGTTTGACAGCATTATCGTAGGCTTTTTTAACCCACTCATTAATCTGTTTTGCTTCAATTTTCATAATTTAAAAACTTACGTTAGTCAATTGTTTGCCTAAAGACTTGATACACCATCTTGATGAACCTTGCACCTCTAGGTCTATTCTTAAATCAGAGACTTTTCCGAAGGAACGGAAACTACCGCCAAGGTCGATTATCCATCCGTCTTTATTCTTGAAAGGTCTGATAGCTCGTCCCACCATCTGATAGTAGAGACTCAAAGACTTCGTTGGTCTTGCCAAGATAACCGTGTCAAGTGCGGGATAATCAAATCCTGTGGTGAGAACTCCGACATTAGAGACAACCTTTATGGTGCCATCCTTGAACTTCTCCAAGATAGCTTCACGTTCTTTTTTTGGAGTCTCGCCTGTAACGATTGCAGAATTAATACCTTTCTGTTGCAGTTTATCTGTCAATCTTTCCGCTTCTTCCGTGAATCTAGTGAAGACCAAAACTCCTTTTCTCGGTATTTTATTCTTTGGCTTCAATACACGTAGGGTAGTGGAAGTAAGCTGATCATAGAATCCGCTTCGTTCATATTCCAACTTTAGTGAGTTTTCATCAAAGTCGTTTCCTGTTGAGTTGGCATGCACATTAGACATATCTAGCTGAGTGCAATCGAAGTATCTCAAATCGGCAAGATAACCTTTTGCAAGCAATTCTGAAATCTGACAATAGTACAGAACCTCATCGAATATTCTTGGTCTAGTTCTCGTAAGGAACTTTAGCATCGAGTTGCCATTAAGTCCCCTTCCTAGTCGATATGGTGTTGCTGTTAAGCCGATAACCTGTCTATCCGCGGCTTCGAAGAAGGTTTTGTATTGTCCTCCTCTAGCATTGCAAAGATGGCATTCGTCAACCATTACGTACTTGAAGTGCTGAAAGTCTTTCATGTGGTTCATAACGCTTCCGATGGTAGCAAAGGTTATTCTGTTTATATCCTTGCAACCAACAGAAGCGGAATATACTCCACAATCAAAAACACCATAGCTTTGCAGTTTAGCGAAGTTTTGCTCTAAAATTTCCTTTGACGGACAAAAGATGAGTAGCGGACTATCCAGCTTACTTGCAATATCTGCGATTACAAGCGACTTGCCTGCGCCCGTAGGCAAGATAAGAAGTCCATTTTTCTTAGTCTTGCCTGTGAACGCTCTGACGGCAGCATCACTTGCTTGTTTCTGATATGGTCTGAGTGTGTACATGATTACTCTTCTTCATCATTACCATCCTCATCATCGTCACCGAAAGGAAGGTCATTATCATCAGTCTGCTCCTCAGCCTTTGTTTTTGGTTTTTCTACTTCGGGGAACTCGATGCCGAAAACTTCCTTCATAGCCTGCTGATTGACATCTTCCTGGCTCCACAAGCCGCTTCTATCCCAATCTGGGATTTTCTGAACCTTGCAAAGCTGGAACTTATCATCTACCCAAGCAAAGAAGAGGTAATGACCATTGAGAGCAATACGAGCGGTCTTAGTAGAAGGTAAGCGGAAATCCGTGATACCATTCTTAACTCTTGCTGCCAAATCACTGACTTCAAGAAGTGCTGATGCGTATGCTTCTTCGGCATTCTTCTTCATCGTCTTGATCTGAGCAAGAACGGTTTCCAACTCTTCCTTGCGCTTTGGCACATCATTCTCCTGCTTGATGCAGTACTCTTCACGGATAGCGTGAATCTCGAAATCATCATACTTGCGGTCAACAACCTCATTGTCTGGGAAGAGAGCATTGAACTTGTCATGCAAAACCTTGATAGGTTCGTCTGCACTCTTTGCACCTTCGCAAAGTACCAACACGTCCTTGAACATTTCTTTCTGAGCTTCGGTCAAACAAAACTCAATCTTCTCTGGTCTGTGACCATCCAAATCTGCTAACATAATATTTTCTGTTTTAAATTACATAAATTCTTTGCACTGCTCAATCTGCTGTTGAGCAAAAAATAACATTTCACCTTCATGAGGTGAAGGAAGGTAAAGCCCACACTGAGCACTACTATAATTTCTGAATCTTTCTATTGCAGTTGTCATTTCAGCCTTATCGAGTTCAGTACTACTTCTAATGTAGGTAATTTCCTGTCCCCTTCTATTAATTCGCTTTCTCTCGAATATATCCCTGTTGCATATCTTCTTAAAAATATCAAACTTAACTTCTTCGAGGGTAAAACCAAATTCTGAAGCAAAGTAACCTAACAGACAATGCAGGTAGCTATTCTGAGCCAAAGAACGTTGAGTGTTCTTTTTCTTCAGTTCAACGTATTCATTCTTCAGAACCATCTGATTACAGGCTTCCTTGAACTTCTTTCTGTCATAAACGTTCTTTAAATTATAGAGTGCCATAGTCTAAACTTTAAAATGGTAAGTCGTCATTATTACCTTGAATAGGGTCTCCGTTCGCATCTACGGCGGGAGGGAAATTAGAAGCTGATGCTGCTCTTGCAGACTCCATAGCTGCTTGTTGTGCGCTCATTTGCCCTGCACCTTGTGAATTGGTAGGCTGATTACCATTAACAGCTTGTGTCGGCTGATTTCCGCCCTGTTGCTGATTATAACGAGATTGATATTTCTCGATTTTATAACCTTGAACGTTAGTGAAGTATCTGACTTGCCCATCTTTCTCTGAGCGTGAACCATTCAAGGAGAATGATACCGTCACAATATCACCCATATTGAAGCCGTTCAAATCATCAACGTGATTGCCTGTAAACTCGAACTTTGGATAGTTTGCTCTCTCTATCTGCCCTGTGAACTGGTTACGATAGGAGCAATCCAAGACAAGCTCTCTTTTTTTGAAGACTTTGTCTTGATAGGGAATACTCTCCGTATTCCCTATATGCTGAATAATTCCACTAATTTGAAATGCCATTTTTACTGAACATTAAAAGTGATACCATTGTCACGCATGAAGCGTTCCAAACATTCCATTGCCTCTTTTGTACCGGTACAAACGTAAGTACGTGTCTCGGTTGGAGTAGGAGGTGCAACCGACTGTCCCATAGCGGCAGCGAAAGCATCCATGGCATCTTCTTCATTAGAAGACATCTTACCATTCTTTGGCTTCTCTTCCTGTTGCTCGGCTGCATTGTTCTCCGCGACTTCCTTCTGAGGTGATGTTGGAGGTGTTGCAGTTTCTTTCTTACTAGGGGATACTGAGCTGGCACGCTGTTCTTTCAGCTTGTTTGCGTATGCGATAGTCTCCTGCAGATTGAGATTCTCCTTGTATCGGGCGGCAAGTGCATCGTAATCTTCTGCAAATAACTTCAAGGTCTCGAGGTCTTTCTTGATGTTATCAACCTTTTCTGTGATAGCTTTTTCGATAGACTTCATTGAAGTTGTCTTGTTGAGCCATTTTGCATCAAAGATGAGGTCTAGTTTGATACCGATGGTTTCCACTCCGCATTTCTCGGCAAGCTTTTCAATCTCTTCTCTCTTAGCTTTCTTGGTGCGATTTTCATCTTCTTTGATTACGCCATCAATGAGAGATACCGCATTCTTGATAAGCTTGCACGTATCGTTACAGGTTGTCTTGAACTCCTCAAAAGGTTTATTCCAAACCTTTTCAAGCTCCTTGCGCTTATCGTCAAGTGCTTTAGCTGCCTTGTTGAGTAAAGCCTTGTCTTCCTTGCACTTTGGAATATCATCGGTGCTATAGTTGCTGATGTCATACATAGGCAAAGCCTTTTCAACTCTAGCTTTAACCTCTTTGATATTCGTGGTAAGCTGACCGATAGTTTCTTTGCTTACCACCAATTGCACATCCTTTTCTTGGAGTGCAACGATATTGGTGTTCTTTTCTTCTGCCATATTAAACCAAATTGAATATTTTCTTGTCTGTTATCAAATCTCTGTTTTCTTGAATGAAACTAATCAATCCTTCGCAGTGTTGAGTGAGTAGAGGAATATCCCTTTTAGGGTTAAACGTATAACTCTCTGTGTAGTTTCTGTAATACGTCTTTCCGATTTCCGAGATATTGTATTCGAAGTCGTAAACATCACAACCATTCTTCATGAGGGCATAAGGATAGACCTTATGTTGCCAGTGTCTCTTGTAATTGCCAACCGCATACTGACGTGTTGTTTTCAGATCATGAGTGCAGAACGGCATAAGGTAATCAATATACCCATACAGCATTACTTTGCCATACATGGTAGGCAAGACAGCTTGTATATAAACCTGTGGCAATGCTCCTTTATAGTAGGCTGCATAATGTCGGACTAGCTGAATAGGGAAGCAGAAACTTCTGCCGTTCAGCTTTGCTTCTACACCGACAGGAACCCTTTTGCTATACGGATATTCTTCTACTTCTTGATAAATGGTGTGGATATCCATATTCTCCGAGTTACGATGAAGGACCATACAATCAATAACCTCATTGAATGCTGTGCCTTTGTCAGCAGCTTCACTATCGAATGATACTCGATTTATCTTATCTATTAACGACTGGAATTGTATCTTCTTGAACTCTTCTGGAGTATGGGGTGGATTTTCAGACCATCCCCAATACTTACTCCAAATGATGTCACTATCAAGGTAGTTCTGATACGCATCCAAAAGCGTCGCATAGAACCTAAACTTGACTACTTCCATAGCTTATGCTGCTTGTGGGTCTTCGTATTGCTTGGTCTTCTTATTGTAAACCAACTTCAAAGCACTTACCTTCTCGGTGAACAGACTTCTTGCATGAAGAATGATGGAGTTACCCAAGTTTGCATAATCTTTGATGTGCTCGATGAAATGGTTTGCCCCTCTTGCGTCAGTAATCAACTGAACACCCTCCTTAATCTCTTCAAGAGCCTTATTGTACTCCTTAACCTTTTCTTCTTTCTGAGCTATCATAGACTGATAACGTGAGAGAATCTGAGTAGCGATGAAGTTATTAGGAGCGGTTGGCTGTCCGTTTGCATCAAGAATAACCGGAATCTGCATACAACCAGGAAGCTGACAGGTGTTCTTACCATCGTTACGACTTGTAGGGTCAAAAGTGATAGTTCTGATTTGCTGTCCATTCTCACTTCTCATTTCGAGATAGCCAAGCAAGTCCAAATCCGTAACGATATTGTTGTAGTTCTTCTCACGAAGTGCAGGGATATACACAGTACTTTCACCTTCCTTGCGTGTGTCACGATGTGCGACAAAGACGATGTTCTTGTTAAGCTGTGACAAAGATGAGGTGAACCATTTGAAGTCGTTATTGATGGTACCCCAATCCTGTATCTGAGGGTTGCGACCATTGCATCTGTAGGCGATGATGAAGTCAATCATCTTTCCAATCGTATCTACAACGATAGTATCGAACTCCTCCAAATCCTTCTTGTTATAGTTGAGCAAGTTGAGAATATCTTGCCAACTAGAAACCTGTACGATACCGACATTATCATCCAAATGTGCGGTATTAACACGCTTGACACCATTATCGAAATCAAGCAACAAAGGCTTAGGTGCTGAGAGGGCAAAAGTTGTCTTACCCATACCTGCCTGTCCGTAAACCATCATTTTAACGTTTTTCTGAATAGCAATTTCATTGCTTCTTTTAATCATACTCATTGCTCTTAGTGCTTTAAATTATTAAAAAATCCATTATCTTTAGCTAGCTTTACAAACTCGCCCTTATCGTGAACACCTAACTTGCAGTAAGCAGATCTGACATGCTGTTTAATTGTGTTCGGAGAGAGGCAAAGCTTTTCACCAACTTCTTCTTTTGTGAAACATTGATAGATAAGGTTCATTACCCTTTCTTCGGCAGGAGAGAGCTTGGAGTTAAACTTTGGGCTGCAAATAATGCCTTCGTTCTTACATTCTCCTCTCAGTGGGCATTCAACTTTTTCAAAGTTAAGCCTGCCGAGATTATCAATATCGTATGTGGTTGTATCAAGCTTTCCGAAGTTGCATTTACAGAATCTTCTGACTATCAAGAACTGATAATAAGGAACATTCATTGCACTCTTTTGATACTCCTTAGATAAAGCCTTGTAGGCTTCGGGGTATCTTTCTCGGATAGCATCAATCATTTTCTTAATGACTTCTGTATCTTTTTCCGAGAGAGCTTGATTTTCGGTACCATCCTTAATGAACCAAAGTTCATCATCAAACATATAAAACTCTACTGCCATAGCTGTTCTTTTGGTATTCCTGTAATTTCAGACAGTTTTTCTATCTGCCAATCAACAATCGGTCTTGTATGACCTTTTGTCCAGTTGCGGGCTGTAGTAAATGACACATCGCATTCTGACATGATGCGCTGAATGAAATCCTTCTTTGGGTACGAGGACTTTGGAAGGTTCTCGTAATAATCCAAAAGGGTCATTTTTTGCTTTTTTTCTTCACTTTTATTTGCCATACAAATAATTTTTTGTAATTTTGCATTGTTATTTAAATATTCACGGTGCAAAGATAATAAATATTTCTGAAATATCTATATAGAAAACTAAGAAATTTCTTTGCTTTAACATTGTTTATCATAAAATGGACGGAAAAGACATTATTAGTGCCATTTTGGCGCAAGAAAACAAGAACGCTTCTCAGTTTTGTACAGAGATTGGTCTTGATGGACGTAAGTCGCAAGCTCTGTATGATGTTCTGCGAGGAAAAACCAAAAAGGTCAGTGCTCGTATGGCAAATCTTATACATACAGTTAAGCCTATGTATAATATCGACTGGCTGTTAACTGGAGAAGGGAATATGCTTAATGATGATATTCCTGCGACTTCAATTAGAGCAGAAAAGCCAAATGAGCAAATAGATTCGCTTTCTGTTATAAATCGTCTCATCGAAATTAACGCACAGAAAGATGTGGAGATAAGGGAGCTACGCCAGGCATACGAACATCTTGCTAGATGTTTCGAGAAGCTAGCTAATGGGGAGACTATTACTCCTGCAGATAAAAAAGCGATTTCTATATAATTAACGTACACGGAAATATTTATAGCGTATGAAACTTACGACAACGCCAACAGGCATGGCGATAACAAAGCGTTTCTTCCTTGCTCTTGATGTTGCTATCAACCAGCGTAAAGCTAGAGGAATACGCACTTTTACCGAATCTCATGGTATCAACTATTGGAATTTCTCTACGTTTAAGAAGTGCCCAGATGGAAGAGCTATCAAATCAGAATGGCTTGCTTGGCTAGTTGAAGATTATAACGTTAATGCCGAATGGCTGTTGACAGGTGTAGGTATGATGTTTAAAATTCAAAATAACCCTTAAAATTTCGCTTATGAGAAGATTTGTTTCTTTTGTAGTAGAATTATTGGTTTGTTCGGCTTGTATGGCTTTAGAACCGCAAGAAATCTCTGTTGGTACATTTTCTATGCGTTTTGAAACGCAAACTGAGCAAATTCATTGGCTTTTTGGAGCAGGTGACTTCGTTGTCAACAAGGATGCCGAAGATTGCGATCCAATGCAAATTGAGCACTCTATTTCTGTGAAGGAAGGTAAACTGACAATTGATGCAGGTACCGAAGGTGAGCTATCCTTCAAGATAACTTCTTGCAGTTATGAGGAAGGAAAAGTTTTTGTTGACCGAGGTGCTGTTGAAGTATACCGCCTAGTATGCCAAGAACTTGATGAGAACATTCCTTCAAAGTGGACTTCTTTAATCACAATTCAGAAGGTTAAAGATGGGGCAAGAGCTAAAACCATCATTACCATTCCTCAGTATGATGAGTATGGAGCAATGTTCAGCATCACTATTTTGCATTAGAACAACCGCCCAAAAATTTCTCGCGCGCACGTTAGTATATTATAATTATATATATAATAATAAATATATATACTATAAAAGAAAGATACTAACTACGTTAGTACAAAAGAAAAGTTTTTGGGCAGTGTGTTAGCTATTGTGTTAGTGAGTGTGTTAGCTGATTTTTTTCAATCTCTGTAAATTATTGAAAATAAGCCTTTTATAGTGTGTTAGCAGTGTGTTAGTAGGTGTGTTAGCAAGTGTGTTAGGTGGTGTATGCTAAAATGACAATATTTATTACCAGTGTGTTGGCAGTGTGTTAGTTGCCTTTTTGAAATCTCTGTAAGTCGTTGTTTTATAGTTGTTTAAAGCGTGTTGGCAGTGTGTTAGCAAAAATAGGCAGTGTGTTAGCTATTGTGTTAGTGAGTGTGTTAGCTGATTTTTTTCAATCTCTGTAAATTATTGAAAATAAGCCTTTTATAGTGTGTTAGCAGTGTGTTAGTAGGTGTGTTAGCAAGTGTGTTGGCTTAGTCTCCAAAAAGGCTACAAAAAATCCCTCACCATCTTCACAGACAATGAGGGACCAACAAACATAAAAACTAAACCTTATCCTATTTACCACTTGTTGCGTTAAGTGAGGATTGAGGGAGTCAAACCCTCTTGGTCTTATTGCATCATAGAGGTCTGGTACACGGCAAGGTAAAACATGGTCTGATAAGAATAATACCGCTCCAGGCTTATATGCACTGCTACACTTTCAACGCTGTAGCCACAATCCTCAGATGCCAAAGCTACCGCCAAATTCTGAGAGTAAAGAATCCACTTGCCTAAGGTGGAGTAGCTTTGGTGTAGGCTCTAGAACAATGATAATTGTCCATCTTTCTCTACATAGCTGTTGCCAGTAGGGTAGAGAAGCTCTTCGAACATAGCAGTCATGCAATTAGTCACTATAGAGTTACCAGATAACTTGTATAGCTTTGTTTTTTTTAGACCACTATTGCATAGCTTGTAGTTATCCTCTTTATGTACTCCCATCAAAGCGAAACACTCGAAAGGAGATAACTTACGAACCTTGTTTTTAACTACGACTTTAGGAATGCAACCATAATTTTTCGGATCTTTGTACATATTCTCCATAAGCGTTGGAGATATGCCATGAATAGAGAAAACTCTCTGCTTACCTGCAAATTTGGCACCTATAGGCAAGTCTCCTATATGTATTATTTTTGGAGAACTTACTTCATTGGCATTAGTCTTTCTGATAAGTCCGTCTGACAGACTCTTGGAAATATAGAGGGTTTTATCTTCGCTATCTTGCAAAATATCTGCTATCCTTAATGTTAGCTTTTCTGCTTTCGGAAAATTATAGTGAAAGTTTTCTTCTCTGTCTCTCCTTATGGATATAACGAATATTCGTTCTCGATTTTGAGGAACACCATAATCTTTAGCATTGAGTACCCTGTAATATGATGTATAACCATAACTTTCGAGTTCTTTCAACCAAGCAAAGAAAAATGGACGAAACTTTTTTGTTACCAGACCTTTGACGTTTTCCATCAAGAGATACCTTGGTTTCTTAGCTATGATGGCATTCCGTGTATACCATAGCAAAGATGATTTTGTTCCGCTGCCTTCCTCTATGCCTTTTCTCATTCCTGCAGTAGAAACCGACTGGCAAGGTGTAGAGTATGTGAGCATATCGAAATCTTTAACACCATCCCACATGATCTTGCTCATATCTCCAAGGTTTCTATCCTTGTATTCTGGAAAGAGGATATTGTGAGCTGTAATAGCTGACTTGTCTATTTCACTCCAGGCAACCAAATCAAAATCAAATTCTGAATGTTTATCTTTGAGATATTTCAAAGCTAGACATTGCGAATCATATCCACTGCAAAGTGTGCATACTCGGAGAGGATGGTTTTTATCATATATCATACCGCAGTCCTCCAGAACTTCATGATTTCAAGTCCTGTATAGAACTTCTTCATGGTTGCCTTTCTAAACCCACATTTGATAAGACCAAACATAGTGTACTTCTGTAAGGTCTTTCTTGTGATGCCAAGCAACTTGCAGGTCTCATTGATGCTGTATCTGCTTGTTGCTATTACCTTTGGTTCATTACTTGTTACCGCCATAAGCGAAATCCTTTCTTTTTAGGGCTGACAAGCTCGACTACCTTCGAGTATTCAAGTTCTGTTCGTACTATATCATTATTAAGCAAAATGCAAGTTTTACCCAAACCGTCAACTTGTCGTATTGATTGTATGTTGTCGACATTGATGAGTATCTTATAGCCTTCAATGTTTCTTACTTCGATAAACTTTGCCATATCTTACTCCTCCACATTTAAATCCTTCAGACTAGATAGACAGCATAACAATCCGATAATAGCTGGTATGAACAGCCAAGTATGACAGAATACCATTACTGCTGTTAGAGAGATACCGAAGCCAATGCAGATTTTTCTGTTGTTTTTTGCATTGCTTTTCCAATTAACATCTTGCTTCCACAAATCTACCAATTCTACGAAAGCGTTCTTTTTTTCTCCAACTTTTGGAGATTTATTGCTCTTAGTGCATCCCATAACGACGAATTTTAAATTTAACTTATTGCTCTTAGTGCATCTTAACACATCATTCACACAAAATTCCAATCTTTTTTGTATCTTTGCATTGTTATTTGTAGAATGACAGTGCAAAGGTAATAAATAATTCTGAAATATCTATATAGAAAACCAAGAAATTTCTTAATATTCAGATTATTTAACTTTGCGCATAGTATAATATATATAATAAGGTGTAGAGCAATGGAATTATATAAAACTCTTGAAGAGTTATCTGACAAGGTTTCTAAGCTGAGAAATCATGTAGCGACTGAGGAAGCCACGAAGACTGCCTTCGTTCTTCCTTTTCTTGTCTCACTCGGCTATGATATATACAATCCACTAGAGGTTATACCCGAAATGGATTGCGATATTTCACGCAAGGGAGACAAGGTGGACTATGCTATTAATATTGATTCCAAACCTGCGATGATAGTAGAGTGCAAGCAGTGTGAAAAGAGCCTAGATGCTTTTGTCCTCCAGCTAGCTAAGTATTATGTGGCAACTAAGGCTAGGTTCGCAATACTTACTAACGGTATAGAATATCGCTTCTATTCAGATATGGATAGAGTGAACTTGATGGACTCAAAACCATTCTTTGTTTTCGATATAAGCTCTTTTGATAAACATGATGTAGAATTGTTAGGTAGGTTTCAAAGAAACTGCTTTGACGAGCAGAAAATCATGCAAATTGCAGAAAACATTAATATTGAAGAGAAGGTTAGGACATTTCTAGAGAATGACGTATTCAAATGCTCTGATACATTTGCGAAATATATAGCTGACTCAATCGGTTGCAGTTATTCTGTAGATGAGGTTGCAAGAGAGGTTCGTAATCAAATAAATGATAGAATATCTATTCCACAGCCGAAAGGTGACAAGCCATCACCTATAGTGAATGGTGAAGACTATAAAGCTTATCTTTTAGTCAAGAAGATACTGAAGCATTATGCTTACGAGGACGAGATTAAATATACGTCTTTCAAATCGTATTTTACGATCAACAAGCATGGTTCTGTATGGAGATGGATTGTTAGAATCAAAAGGACGGCAGATAAAGTCAAGGTTTGTTTTCCTATGAATGATTATAAAACCAACGAGTGGGTCACACTTGACTCTATTGATGATTTATCAAAGATGAGTGATAGAATAATTCAATCATTTCGTATGGCTTCATTCGAGAAGTCTTATGGAGACAGTACTAATGATAATCAAAATGTGGTTAAACACGAAAAAACCGCAAATAAACCGCAAGTCTGAAAATGCTTGTTTGTAACTGATTGAAAATCTGCGGAATCCGAATTTTTCGGGCACGCCTGGAAAGCGTGTAACCGGCAAAACCGGTTCGGGGGTTCGAATCCCCC